AATGGACTTCAGGGCGCGCCGCCGTTGCCATGTTGCAACGTGCCACCACACAACATGCGCAGTCGACAGATTGCGGTGCTCTTGTATTTCCCTATATTTTCAGAAGGATGTGGTACGCCCTAGGGGAGTACTAGAACCCTTAAAAAACAAGCGCATAGCGTGTCCAACCGCTCATACCCCACTAATTGATAACAAACAGCTTTTCGGCGAATTGTCCAACCGGGATTTTTCCCCTGAACAAAGGATATTAAGGGCTGCAAATTGGTATGCCCGGAATCGACCGACGATTGTGGGAGCGTTTGTGCCAATTCTACGTGAGGGTTTTGGATTATCAGCGCTTCAGGCGATTGAGGCCGCTAAACTCGCCCGCCATATCCAAGAGCAGGGGGCAGGTTGATGGCCCGGCTTCAAGAAAACGATATTCTGTTTGCCTACAAGGCACTCAATATCATGCCTGGTCTGTCAAGTAACACGCGCCGTGTTGCGGGTTTGTTGATCGACCATTTCAATCGCAAAACAGGCCAATGTGACCCAAGCATTGGTCGTCTGGCGCGAATTCTCGACATAGATCCGGCAACTGTCAAACGCGCCACAGCAGAACTGTGCAGTGACGAATGCGGGCTATTCGAAAAAGTGAGCCATGGCGGGAATTCACATCGCGCCAGCTATTTACCGAACTGGGCAGGGTTTCGTGAATTTGTCACTGATTTGGGAGCCAGAATGAAGACCGGCGAGGGTCCTGCAAAGGGCGCAGAACTGCGCTGTTCAAGGGCGCAGAATTGCGCTGTTAAAGGGCGCAAAACTGCGCCACAAACCAATCTAATAAACCAATCTAATAAACCAATCTGTAAAGAAAGCACTGAGTCTCAGTATGCTAAACCGCGAGCTCTGAGCCCTGCTGAGCTTATGAATGGGCTCTTGAAAGGGAACAAGCCGCCAGGTGCTTCTACCCTTCTCCTACCCATCAATGGAGGCAAGTCTGTATCGAAGGGGAAAGCGGCATGGTGCTCAGCGGAACGACGATGGGACAGGGATATCCGTGCCTTTGGCGAGGCCAAGTACGCTGACTACATCGAGCGCATGACACCCACGCTGATGGAAGCGGCCACGCAGGCTGAGATGGAACGACGGGGATCGGGAGCAGGATTTGTCCGAGAGGCATTGGATTATCCAACAGGTGGGAAGCACTATGGCTAACTGGCCCTACAACACCGCGCAGTGGAAGCGCCTGCGCAAAGCCAAGCTGGCGGCAGTCCCGCTGTGTGTTCCGTGCCAGGCACGTGACAGGCTGACACCAGCCAACACGGTTGATCACATCAAGCCGATCAATGAAGGCGGTGATCCATTTCCCGATTTCGATGGGTTGATGTCGATGTGCCCACGTTGTCACAACGAAAAGACCTCTGCCAATGATCGCCAGCATAACAAGCCGTTTGCAAGGCAAATCAAGGGCTTCGATGTCAATGGAAACCCGATTGATCCCGGCGATGATTGGCATGGTGGGGGGGTATCCAATCACGAGGAATAGGCGTGTTGGGGACCGACGTGGGAGTTGGGGAAATACTTAGTTTATGGACTTAATTAAACGAAACCAATGGGTTGATTGAGGTATTTGAATGTCACTTCGAGGCGTAGGAGCCAAGCCGCTGTCCGAGCGGGGTATGCTGGATGAGCGTCCGGTCAAGCCGTGGGAACAACCTGGGCAGAGCCGTGCCGATCGGGTGATTGCCTTTTGCGAGGATCTGCCGATCACGGCGGGCAAGCTTGCCGGCACGACAATGCGGCTGCGCGAATGGCAGCGCAGGTTTGTCGGGGACGTATACGCCGAGAATGACCAGGGCGAGCGCCCCGTGCGCACGGCCGTGCTGTCGATGGGCCGCAAGAACGGCAAGACGCAACTCGCTGCAGCCCTGGCGCTGTGTCACCTGCTGGGGCCGGAAGCCGAACCCCGCGGGGAGGTGTATTCCTGCGCCCTGACGCGCGACCAGGCGGCAAAACTCTATGCCGAGATGGTGGCGATCCTCAATGCGCATCCGGAACTTGACGATCGCTGCAATGTCATCCGATTCAAAAAAGAGATTGAAGTGCTGTTCGGCGCTGGCGCCGGCTCGATCTACACGGCGCTGTCAGCCGATGCCGGTTCCAAAATGGGCCTGTCTCCGTCGTTCACGGTCTACGATGAGCTGGGCAGCGCACCAAACCGGCATCTGTTCGACGCCATGGACACCGCTGGCGGCGCTCGCGATAATCCGATGATGATGGTTATCTCCACACAGGCCGCCGCCGACCACGCCGTCATGTCGGAGCTGATCGACTATGGCCAGAAGGTTCAGTGCGGCGATATCGATGATCCATCCTTTCACCTGACCCTTTTCACCACGCCGCAGGATGCCGATCCCTGGGACAAAAAAAGTTGGCTGCTGGCAAATCCGGCCATGGGTGACTTTCGATCCCTGCAGGATGTGGAGCGCCAGGCGGCCCAGGCGAGGGTTGTGCCGTCGAAAGAATCGGCATTTCGGAATCTGATCCTCAATCAGCGCGTTTCGGCGGTCTCGCGTTTTATCCACAAGGCGGAATGGGATCGCTGTGGCGGCCCCGTAGATTTGCAGACCCTCAAGGGCCGCGAATGTTATGGCGGGCTTGACCTCGGCGCTACACGCGACCTGACCGCGTTCGTGATGGTGTTTCCCGATGAAGGTGGTTGTTTCGATGTTCTGGCGCATTTTTTCATGCCGGAAGCGAACATAGAAGAACGCTCAAACGAGGATCGGGTGCCCTATGACCTCTGGGCAAAACAGGGTTTCATCACGCTGATTCCGGGCGCGACCATTGATCCAGGCGCTGTTGCCGAGGTCATTGCCCTGGAAGCACAGAGCTACGACATGCAAGCCCTGGCCTATGACCGCTGGCGCATCGAGGATCTGAAACGGGAACTATCGCTCTTGTCAGCCCACTTGCCGCTTGTGGCGCATGGTCAGGGTTTCAAGGATATGTCGCCGGCCGTCGACACGCTTGAGCGCTGTGTGGCCGAAAAAATGCTGCGCCATGGCAGCAATCCGGTTCTGTCCATGTGCGCGGCCAATGCGGTCATAACGCGCGACCCTGCCGGCGGGCGCAAGCTGGACAAGTCCAAGGCAGTGGGCCGCATTGACGGGCTTGTGGCGCTTGCCATGGCGCTCAGTGTGTCCGCACGGCACGAGCCAGAGGCGTTGCCGGCGTGCCTGGCGGAATTGGCTTAGTGGTGGATGTGGAGCGCCAATATGGGCGGATTGCCTATTCGGCAAGCTTATCTGTCAACCTCACGCCGGGTCCGCCGCCATTTTCGGAAATAAACTCGACTCCACCATTTTCGAGGGCTAGCCGAATTGCTTCGAGTGTTGATTGCTTAGCATCCGAACCGTTCTCGATTCGATTGACCGTGTTCGCGGTTAGCTTGGCCTTTTCAGCCAACTCTCTCACTCCCCAACCCAGTGCCGCTCTGGCCATTTTGATTTGAACCGGCTTCATTTGTACGGTGTCCCAGTTGGTGTTGACAGAATACATTTTGTCACGTTATATCGACACAGCATACAAGTAAAACGGTACAGGAGCAACGCGATGGGCACCCCTTTTCGTGAACGGGATAACTTTGTTCAACAGCCAGATGGAGGCGATACAATGAAAACTCAGACTGGTCTCAACCGCCGCAAGGCTTTGACGGGCGGCCTTGCCGCGTTGGCCTTGACCGGCGCAGCGGCACCGAGGGCAGGCGCGCAAATTCTGCCGGAATCATCATCGCCCTGTCCGGTGATCTTTGAGAGCCTGGATGGAACATCGGAATTGCAGGATCTCTTTGACCGGTGGGAAACAGCCGGACGGGAATGGGTGCGGCTTGCCTGCAATGGCGGTGACTGGGAAGGCACGGAAATGACGGACCTTCTAGATGCGCAGTGGCGCTTGGTTATCCAAATCGGCCAGACGCCGGCGCGATCTCTGCATGACCTGGCGTTGCTGACGCGGGTTCTGTGGGATGACTTCGGGCCTGATTCGCTAGATCTAGGTGCACAACGCGATGATCCGCAATTGCGTCTCAAGTGGCAAATACTCATGAGCGCCGGACGCCTTGCGAACATGCCGGAATATGTGCCCGTCAATGATTGCAAATTCCTGCCGTCGGAGTTTTGAGAATGTGGCACGGGCGCTTTCCACAGGCTGAGCACGAAAGTACTTGCAACAAAGTAGGAACTAATTGACCAGGTGCCTGCAGCGCGGTAAAAGGAACAATTCGATCTATCTGCATTTGGTCCAGGGTTTCCAATATGAACGACGAGCTTTTCACAGCACCAGAAATCGAGAGGGCAAATCATTTGCCTGTTCGAACCATGGAATTGCTGAAACGGCACAAAATCGGACCCAAGGCCGTTATCCCAGCAGTGCGAGGCAAAGCCGACGTGTATGACTTTGCCGGGTTCTGCTTCTACGCCGCTGTTGCAGCTCTCCACCATGCGGGAATGGGCGTCGTTGCGGCTGCTCGCATCGCAACACCCATAAATGATGAGATGGTCTCCATTTATGGGGAAATCCCCTGGGGTGCTTCACGATGGCGCGATCTAGATCAGGATGATTTAGGAGACTTGCTGAATGTAGAGGGCAAGGTCGTGGCGCTCCGGATGCTTGCAAAGATGATCACCAGCAACAAATTTGTCATCGGTAAGGCGTTTGAGAATGACTATAAGCTGATCATCGCCGATGGTGTCCGCGCCTACAGCACGAGCGACCAGCGCCTAGTGGTTTTCAGCCCGCACACGATTGCTCTGACGACATTGCTGCCAGAGTTCTACGTCCTCCCTTCCAAACGAGGTGAGGATACCATGATCAGGAGGGTTGAGCCGAATGACCACGAGGACTTCCTCGAAGCGTTGGAATTTTCGATCGGCATTGTCCAAGTGAACATTAGCCTAGCGATCCGCCGCGCCCTCTACGAAGTTCGCGACATGCGTCGCCGCGCAGCACAAACCAAGCAGCGCGGGAATTCTGACAAATGACAGTCCATTGGAATATCCCCCACGATTCGGCGCTGCCGCTGCCGCATCAAAAGCCGCAAGCGGGCGGGGGATGGGCTTCTCCATGGTCCAAAAATCTGCTTGCGGAACTCATTCGCCCGAACGGGCATAACCGGATTGAACGTCGTGAGACAGTGCAGTCCCTTTGATGGAGCCTGATATGAGAGATATGTACAACAATTTGTTGCCCGCCATTGCCATTGCGGCAGCGGCTTATGATGCCGACAACACGCCGGACGCGGTTGATCTTTTCGAGTTCGACAGTGCTTTGGTTGAAATCGGCGTTGGCGTGGGCGGGATTACGTTTTCCGACACCGACAAGATTGAGTTTGTATTGACGCATTCGAACGACGATTCCAGCTATGACGCTGTTGAACTGGTCGATGTGCAGGGACCTGTCAGCGTGGCGGACGGGATCATCAAGACGCTGAATTCTGCCCATGCGGCGGCATCGCTCAGCCGCGTTGGCTATGTGGGCGGACGCCGATATCTGAAATTGCTGGCTGATTTTTCCGGCACACATGGCGCTGCAACACCCATTGCAGCCTCTGTGATCAAGGGCCACCCGCGCCGCGCGCCGGTCGCCTGATTTTAACCACGAACGCCGGGACGGCGTGCAGTACCCAAAGAAGGACAACATTATGACGCTACGAGAACTCATGGCAAAAAGAGCCCAGAAAACAGGCGAAATGCGCAGCATAAGCAAGGCGGCCGAAAATGACGGAGAGCGCTTGTTCACAGAAGACGAACAGCGGCGGTTCAGCGGGTTGGAGACAGAGGTGAACGGTCTCAGCGAGCAGATCGACCGGGAAATACGGCTTGCTGAAATGGAACGCATGGAAGCGCCGGAAGACCATCCCGGCAATCAGGAAATGCGCCACCTGTTGGAAGGTTATTCGATTTCAAGTGCCATCAACGGCGCTCTGACAGGGCGGCTGACTGGCCGCGAAGCAGAAGCGCACCAGGAACTGACACAGGGCCGCGAAGCGCGCAGCGGCAACGGTATTCACCTGGCGGTGCCGACCTCGATCATTCTGGGCGAGCGTCGGTCGCAATCCGTCGGATCGGACCCTGCAGGCGGTTACACTGTCCCGACCCATCTTGCGGCCCTGGCGGACCGCAATCGCCCGGCTTTGCGTGTTGAAGGGCTTGGCGCGACCGTTCTGCCTGGACTGAGTGGCTTTCTTGATTTGCCCAACCTGGCGCAGTCGGGATCGGTGAACTGGGTTGATGAGGGCCAAAGCGCCACGCGCAGCGCCGCGACATTCAGCAAGGTCAGCATGGGACCAAAAACGGTGACCGGCGAATACAAAATTCCCAGGCGGCTCATGTTGCAAAGCTCGGTGGCGCAGGATCAGATCCTGGGCGGCGATCTGCGTCTTATAACTGCCCAGGCGCTGGACAGGGCGGCAATCAACGGCTCCGGCACCGGGGCAGAACCGCTGGGCATACTCAACACGCCCGGCGTGGAAAAGGTGACCACGGAATCTGAGTTCTCCGACACCACAGCCAATCTGATCGCGGCTTTGGAACTTGACGATGTGATGGGTTCCCAGGCTTTTCTGACCAATCCGACCGTTATGAAAGCCATGCGCAAGACCAAAGATGGTGATGGTCACGTCATTTCTGGTGGCGAGATCTTCCACCAGTTACGCAATGAGAGTTCGACGCAGGTTCCCACCGATATCGGTGCCGGCAGTAACAAGTCTGCGTTGATCTTCGGTCAGTGGGCGGAACTTTATATCGGCTATTGGTCTGCGATCGATATCCTGATCAACCCCTATCACCCCGATGTTGCCAGCAGTGGTGGCGCGCTTCTGCATTCGTTCCTGGATGCCGATATTGCCGTGCGCCACACTGAGGCATTTGCTTACGCGGAGATCTGATCATGGCTATTTCGCTCGCCGCCGCAAAGCTTCACTGTCACGTTGATTTTTCCGACGATGATTTGGTGCTGACAGGATACATCGCGGCGGCGGGCGATCATCTGGGCAGCATCGGCGTGGATATGGACGCCGATCCGCTGCCCGATGCAGTCCGCCAGGCGCAATTGATGCTGATTGCGCACTTCTATCAAAACCGCGAGGCCACGAGCGTTGACCCCGTAAAAATGATCGAAATTGGTGTCGACCGTCTCATAGCAGCTTATCGGGATATTACCTTATGACCCATGAACGCCGATCCATCGAAATGGAAATACGCGCCAGGGGCAGGCGGCTGGAAGGCTATGCCGCGACCTTCGGCACGGATGCACGCATCAATGACCAATTCACCGAGAGCATTGCGCCTGGCGCATTTGCCGCAAGTCTGCGCTCGGGCAAAGATATCCTTGCCCTGGTCGACCATGATCCGGGAAAGCTTCTTGCCCGCTCGCGCACCAAAACCATGCGGCTTTCGGAAGACAGCAAGGGCCTGGCCTTTGAGCTTGATGTTCCGGACACCCAGACCGGTCGGGACGTTCTGGCGCTGGCTGACAGGGGCGATCTGGGCGGTATGAGCTTTTCCTTCACCAGCGTTGATGAGCACCGGGATGGTGACCGGCGCGAATTGAGGGCGGTTGAACTTCACGAAATCAGTGTGGTGCTTGCCTGGCCGGCCTATGGCGGGACCATTGTCAACGCCCGGTCGCTCTGCGTGCCAACGCCTCTGCGGAACAGTGCCGAGAGAAGGTTGCGGATTCTGGAGCTTTTGCAATGAGTTTTCTCAGCAAGCTTCTCGGGCGCGAGGATCGCGCCAGCACGATCAAGAGCGATGATCCCTATATCGCCGAATGGTTTGGCGTGCAGGGCGGAATGGGCGGTTATGTGGATCCGCGCAAAGCTTCCGGCCTGGCGATTGCACAGGCGTGTATCAACATCATAACGACAAGTCTGGCTTCCGTCCCGCAAAGCCTTTACCGCCGGCAGGCGAATGGCGGACGGGAAAAGGCCAGAGACCATCCGCTCTACGCGGCCCTGCATGATGCCGCCAACGAGACAACGACCTCATTTGAGGCACGAGAATCTCTGATAGCGTCGTTGCTCATAAACGGCAACGCCTTTGCACGGCTCCAATGGAACGGACGCGGACAGGTGACGGCCCTCTATCCGCTTGACCCTTCCATGGTTGCCGTGGAGCGCCTCAAGAGTGGCCGGTTACGTTATCGCGTCTCCGATGTGCGAGGCTCAGTTCGGTACTACCTGCAGGATGAAATTTTGCATTTGCGCTACCGCCTCGACCGTGACGGCGTGATGGGCCTTTCGCCGGTGCAACTGGCGCGTGACACGTTCAATCTGGCATTGACACAACAGGATACTGCCAGCAGGCAGGCGGGAAAAGGGTTCCGGCCCGAAGGTGCGCTGGTATTCCCCAATCCCTTGTCTGGCGACAAAAAGGAAAATGCCCTGGCGGCACTCAGGGCAAAGATCGAGGCCAACACATCGACATCGAGCGTGCTTGTTCTGGATGGTGGCGCTGAATGGAAAAACTTTTCCTTCAACTCCAAGGATTCCGAATTTCTGGACAGCCGCAAACTGACGGCGCTGGATATTTGCCGTTTGTGGGCTGTACCGCCGACCGTTGTGGGCATTCTTGACCATGGGACCTACAGCAACGTGGAAATGGAAAGCCGGGCGCTGGTGACGCGCTGTCTGGCGCCCATGGCCAAACGCATCGAGCAGGCCATGAATGTGGCGCTGTTGCCGCCGTCTGATCGCGAAGACCTGTTTATTGAACATGACCTCTCTGGCCTTCTGCGCGGTGACGTCAAGGCCCGCTATGAGGCCTACCGTATCGGCAGGGAATGGGGCTGGCTTTCGCCGGACGAAATTCGCGGCTGGGAAAACATGCCAAAGATCAAGGGCGGTGACGAATACCTCTCACCGCTCAATATGACGCCGCTGGGTGAGCGCGGGCAGGATGATCCGGGGGCATCTGGATAACATGGCAAACCGGCCCGCACCCTATACACAGGCCGATGTGACACGCGCTATCAAAGGCGCGGTTGCAGCGGGCCTGAATGTGCGGGAGGTTTTCACCAGCCGTGACGGTGTACGGCTTATTGTAGACACTGACGAGTCCAACCGGGAGACGTCGGGATCCACATGGGATGGTATTTATGACAAAGCGACATAACCCCTATCCCGGATTGACCCGCGTCAAGGATCGCCATGGCAAGGTGCGCTGGCGTTTTCGCATGAAGGGCAGGGCACCCTGTTATATCGCCGGGGAATACGGGTCCAAGGAGTTCGATACCGCCTATCAGAGAGCCTGTAGCGGCGGGCCAGATTGGCCGGTTCCGAGTAAGTCGGGTGCGCATGGTTCATTCGACTGGTTGATTGAACACTATTTGCGGACACCGGCATGGCAAGACATTGGCCCGGTCTTCAAAAAGAACTTGGGCAATCAGATCGAACGGTTTCGCCGGCAGCACGGCCATCGCCTGGTCAAGGAATTGCGGCGCGAGCATGTAGAATTTTTGATGTCGAAAAAACATGCCACGCCGTCGGCGGCAAATGAGCTATTGAAATTGATTCGCCGGCTGTGCCAATTCGCGGTTTCGCGGCGCTGGATTGGCAGCGATCCTTCGATGGGTATCAAAAAATTTCGTACGAATCCGGATGGTTACCACACATCAACCGACGAAGAGATTGCCCGTTTCGAGGATTTCCATGGCATAGGGTCCAAGGCGGTGCTTGCCATGCGCCTCATGCTGTACACCGGTGCTGCCAGGCAGGACGCGGCGCGTATGGGCTGGCAGAATGTGAAGGCCGGTCGCATTTCCTATCGCCGCCAAAAAACGGGCGGTGTGGTCGATCTGCCGATCCATCCGGACCTTTTGAGGCTGATCGAGATGGTTCCGCGTGAACAAATGCTGTTCGTGCTGAACGCGTATGGAAGGCCTTTCAAAACGGAAACCTTCGGAAACTGGTTCTCAGACCAATGCGTCAGAGCGGGAATAACGGGCAGGGCGCATGGCCTTCGCAAGGCCGGCGCCACCAGGCTGGCAAACGCCGGCGCAACAGAGTTTGAGGTGATGGCCTTTCTCGGTCACCACACGCCCAACGAAGCCCGAACCTATGTCAAGCAAGCCAGCCGCTCCAAGTTGGGAGATTCAGGGATGGAAAAACTCATTAGTGTGTCCAACCCTGTCCGAAGGTTGGACAACGCTCGCAATAAGCTTTTGAAAAGGATGGATAAATAAATGACTGTGGTACGCCCTAGGGGAATCGAACCCCTCTTTCCAGAATGAAAATCTGGCGTCCTAACCGATAGACGAAGGGCGCGTAGTGACGGTTATATAGTCAGGTCCTGAGATTCCCGCAAGCGCGAATTTGG